TGGGATACCCGAACCCGGCTTCCGGGCCCGTGATCGAGGCCGCGGGCGAAGCCCTGACGGCGGTCGTCGAGGGCAACGGCTTGGCCTTTTCCGACGTGCTGCACAAGCTGAGCGTCCCCGAGCTGGAAGAGCTTTCGGAGGCTGCCCAGTTTCTGGCCGAAACCTGCGACATCGGCGTGCGAACCCGGCCCAGCGACTGGGTCCCGATGGGCGGTGGGAGCTGATGGCGGGATACCCGTACCTGGGATTCGACTGGCTGACGGCTAACGCACTCGGGGGACTTCAGGCCGTCAGCGAGGGCGACGCGATCATGGAGCAGGCCGCCGTGGTGAGCCTGGACATCGGCGAGCTGGAGCAGATCATCACCTGGGCTCGCCGGCTCGAAGAGATCGCCGCCAAGCGGATCGAGGAGCGCAAGGCGGAGGTGGCCAAGTGACGCACTATCCGCAGGTCAATCCCGCCGACGGGTCCGGCCTGGACGGCGTCGAGGTCGTCGCGGAGCGGACCAGCTTCGGGCTCAACTCCTTCGCCACGGCGGCGCACGGCATGAACCTGCGCTGGTGGCGGGACCCGAAGACCGGCGAGCCGATCGAGCGCAACAAGGCGGAGCTGATCGCGCTCATGCACTCGGAGCTGTCGGAAGCGCTGGAGGGAATCCGGAAGGGCCTGCCGGACGCCCACCTTCCGCACCGGTCGGCGGAGGAGGTTGAGCTGGTGGACCTCCTGATCCGCGTGTTCGACTACGCCGGCGGGTTCGGTCTCGATCTTCAGGGCGCCTTCGAGGAGAAGATGGTCTACAACGCCTACCGGCGTGACCACACCGACGAGGCGCGGCTCGCCGACGGCGGGAAGAAGTTCTGATATGGCCGGGTCGGAGGGAAACGGCCACGGCACGGTGTACCTCGCGCACGCGTGGTGTCCTGACGAGCACCGGAAGGTGACCGTCGGTCCGTGGCACTGGTGGAACGCCTACAAGGACGCGAGGACGGCGGAGATGCAGGCGCTCCGCCGCTCGCGTGGTTGGAAGAATTTCGGCCAGTGGGAGGTGGCGACAATCGAGGGGACCGGCCGATCCGACCCGCCGACTCCCCCAACCGGGTGAGACGCCTTGTATCCCCCCATAATGGGGGGATACATTGGTTTTACAAGGACTTGAACTACCCACAGCGGGCGCCCCGCCGCCAGGATGCCGTCAGGCCGGACGGCGGGGCCCGCACCAAACAAGGAAGGCGGCTCGCCGTGGCCACCATCAAGATCGCCGGACACCGCTACACCACGGTCAACACCGCGGAGACCGCGTACGGCGCGGAGACCTTCCAGGTGAAGGACCACAAGGAGAGCACCCGGGAGACCGTCATCGCGCTGTTCGAGATCGCGGATGCTGAGCCGTTCAGGAAGTCGACCAGGTCGCCCAGCGAGGTTCAGGCCCGCACGCTGACCGTGGAGTACTGCTCCTTGAACGGTTCCCCCTGGAGCGAGGGCCGTTCCGCGTTCGTCACCGCGAACAACATCAAGAAGGATGGATCACTGGGCGCCACCATCGAGGTGAACCGGTACGACTTCCCGAAGTGGCTCACGGAGCTGTTCCGCGGAGGCTCCTACTCCGTCGATCCTGGCGGCCCGGCCTTCGAGTGGATCAACTCGGAATACCCCCGATGATCCTCGTAGCCTTCGCCTTCGGGTACGCCTTCTACCGCCTGATGGCCGTGATCCTGAAGGCCTCGTTCTGGCTGATGGCCGTGATGATCTGGGGTTGCCTCGCCTTCGGCGCTCTGGCCTTCGTGCTCCCCTGGGCGTTCATCGCTCTCGCGCTGCCTCAGCGGCGCGAGACGATCCGCGCCACGGTGCGCGCACTCCGGCCGCCGGAGTACATCCGCAATCCACGGATCACCGCCCGCAGATAGCCCACGTTCGATCAAGTGCCTCGTCTACGCTCCGGCGAAGACGGGGCACTTGCGCGTTTCGGCTCCAAGCCCCTCGCGCTGGCGCTCTAAGCACCGGACGGCCCCCGTCACCGAGACGAGATGGAAGGGGCCGAACGTGGACCCGAAGCGCATTGCGGAGATCCTGGCGGATCTCGCGAACGCCAGCGAGACGGACCTGTCGGCCGCCCTGGAGGCCGTCCGTGCGAACGGCGTGGAGCTGGCCACCAACGCGCCCAGCGCGGAAAACGTGGCCGCACTGACCACGGCTCGCGACAACGCCAAGGCGCTGTCCGCCCAGATCGTGGCGAATCGCCAGCTGGCCGCGGATCAGCAGGCCGCGCTCGCGGAGCTGGACGGTGTGCACGACCCGTCCCGCGACAACGTTCCGCACCCGGACGCCCCGGAGAACGAGGGCGCCGTGCCGACCGGCGACGACCTGGCCAAGGAAGGTGAGCCCGCCGACGACGACGCGAAGCCCGCCACCAAGAAGGCCCCGGCGAAGTCGCGCACCGCGTCGGCCGGGCTGGGCAAGCTGAACGGCGACAAGTCCCCCGAGGGCGAAGCCGCAGCAGCCCAGTTCGTGAACACCAAGACGGTGGTTCGCGGCGGCGTGCCGGGCATGGAAGCAGGAACCCCGCTGACGGACGACACCTTCCTGGAGGCCTTCGCCTCGAAGATCAACGCGGCCGGTGGTTCGGGTCGCCAGGAAGTCGCCCGCGTCGAGTTCGCCTACCCGGCGGAGCGCGTCCTCGGGTCCGACCCGTCGCTGAACACCAAGCGCATCGCGGCGGCCACCGACCCGGAGGCCATCGTGGCCGCCGGTGGGCTCTGCCTGCCGCCGGAGGTCAAGTACGACATCCGCGTGCTGGGCGTCACCGACCGCCCGGTGAAGGGCGCGCTCAACGCGTTCCGCACCGATCGCGGTGTCATCCAGTACAGGGCGCCTTTCGACGCGCTGAGCATGTCGACCGGGCTGGGCATCTGGACCCAGGCGAACGACCAGGCGATCGTGATCCCGCCGGCCGACCCGGACACCAACGTGTACAAGAGCTGCTACGTGGTGGACTGCCCTGGCGTGCTCGAAGCGTCGATCTACTCCACGTACATGTGCCTGGAGTTCCCGAACATGACCGCGCGGTTCGACACCGAGTGGGTCAGCGCGACCACTCAGGCCGCACAGATCGCGTGGTCCCGCTTCGCGGAGAACCAGCTGCTCACCCAGCTGAACGCCGGCTCGAAGGTGCTCAAGGGCCTGGGCGGCGTCATCTCCGCGGTGGCCGACCTGCTCACCACCTACGACCGGGTGATCGCCTACTACCGCTCGCGGCACCGTCTCAACGACTCGGTGGCCCTGCGGACGATCATGCCCCAGTGGGTCGTGAACCTGCTCCGCACCGACCTCGCGCGCCGCATGACGATGGGCTCGCCGGCGGAGCTGTTCGCCATCGCCCAGGCCCAGATCGAGGCCTGGTTCTCCACCCGGAACGTGAACGTCACCTGGCACCTGGACGGCCTGAACGCCGCCACCGTGAACGGCGTCTCCATCGCCCAGCAGTGGTACGCCGACAGCACCGCGGGCGCCGTGGTCCCGGCCTACCCCGCCAACGTCGACAGCCTGCTGTTCGTCGAGGGCGACTGGCTGTTCCTCGACGGCGGCACGCTGGACCTGGGCCTGGTCCGGGACTCCGAGCTGAACAAGCGGAACCGCTACCAGACGTTCATTGAGACCTTCGAGGGCGTGGCCTTCGAGGGCAAGGAGTCGCTGCGAATCGTGCTGCCGCTCCGACCGGACGGGTCCGCGGCCGGCACCAAGGCCGTTCCCGCCGGCGGCTGGACGGACGCGGCCAGCTGATGATTCTCCGGCGATCCCCTACCCCGACGGGGATCGCCGGGCTTCATCCTGACCGGCCATCCGCTGAAAGGAGCGCCACGTGTACTACCAGCCGGTAGACGCGCCCCACGCTGCGGCGCAAACCTCCGCGAACCTGCTCGCGACCGCGGTCCCGCCCGCGAGCCCCGACGACCGGTGGGCCAACGGCTTCGCCTTCGCCGGCGAGACGTGCCCTCAGCTCCAGGTGTTCGCGGCCTGCGCGGACCCGGGCGACACGGACGGCACGCTGAGCGCCCCGGTCTACGTGCAGCCGTCGGCGTACCGGCTGAAGGACGTGTGCTCCACCGGCCAGCTCGGGCGGGATCAGCACCTGGCGCGGCTGCTCCGGCAGGCTCAGGCGGTCGCCTCGTACGCCGTGGCCCGCGAGCTGTGGACCGGCGCCGGTACGGTGGCCGACCCGTTCCCGACCCCGGCGCTCGACGGCAGCACCATGAACCCGTACCTCTCCGACGGCAACGCCACCGTACTCACCGGCGCCACGTCCGCGCTCGACGCGCTGGGCTACCTGGAGCAGTCGGCGCGCGAGCAGACCAAGGGGCAGCAGGTCATCCTGCACGTGCCGATCCGGTACGCAACCCAGGTGGCCGCTCAGCTGCTCCGCGCGGGCAACGAGATCCGCACCTTCACCGACGCGATCGTGGTGGCCGACGCCGGCTATTCCGGGCTGGGGCCGCTCGACGGCGGCACCGCCGAAGTCCAGACGGTCACCATCGGCGGCGCGCCGACGGGCGGAACCTTCACGCTGACCGTGCCGATTGCGGGAGCGGGCACCACGGCCGCTATCGCCTTCAACGCGGCGGCCTCGGCAGTGCAGGTGGCCCTGCGCGCGCTGCCCGGTCTGGGCGGCGTCACCGTCACCGGGTCCGGCCCGTACACGGTGACCTTTCCGTCCACGCTGGGCAACGTGCCCCAGATGACGGCCACCAGCTCACTGACGGGCGGCACCACGCCAGGCGTCACGGTGGCCACCACTACTCCCGGCGTCGCCCCGGCGCCGCGAGCGGGGAATTGGGCCTACGCGACCGGGCCGGTTATTGCTCGCCTGTCGCCGGTGGTATCCACCCCCGAAGACGACTCGATCGTCGTCGACCGCCGGACCAATCTCCGAACCTTGTGGGCGGACCGCATGTTCGGCGTGGCGTTCGATCCCTGCTGCCACTACGCGATCCAGTTCCCGGAACCGTGAGGAGAAACGATCATGGCTTATGACGGTGCGGGCACGCTGTTCGCGCTTGGCCTTCGCGCAACGAAGCTCGACGCGGCTGGGCTGCCTGTCGTGGGCGCCCAGAACAGCTACGTCAGCGACGCCCTGGTGAAGGTCGAGGTCGGCCTGGAATACGAGGACGCCAAGCAGGTCACCCAGCTCAACGGCACCGGCGTGGCGTGCGTCAACTACCAGGCGCCCTACACACTGAAGCGCGGTTCCATCGCCGGGCTCCAGATCTGCACCCCGGACCCGAACCTGCTCCAGTTCCTGATCGGCGGTGACACCATCTCGGACTCCGCCACCGTCCCGAACCAGATCGGGTACCGGGCTCCGCAGACCGGCGTGGAGGAGACCCCCAACGGCGTCAGCCTGGAGTTCTGGACGCGCGCCATCATCGGCAGTTCGATGGCCGGCACGCTGCCGTTCTTCCACTGGGTGCTGCCGAAGACGTTCCTGATCCCGTCAGGCTCGTGGGTTCTGGGCGGCGACTCGGCGATGCTGCCGGAGTTCGACGGCTACTCGGTCCAGAACCCGGGCTGGGGCACCGGCCCGAACAACGACTTCACCTACCCGTCGGACCGCGTCTGGCAGTACGTCCGCGAAGCCGCGCTTCCGGACATGGACGCGGGCTTCGTCCCGGTGGTCGCTCAGACGTGAGCCAGCCGCTCCCGATCCCCGATGTCCCGCCCGCACAGGCCAGCACCATCCTGTGCGGGTCGTGGGCGTCTCCGAGCAACATCCCGGAGACGTTCCGGGCGAAGGCCAGCGACGACCAGTGGGTGACGATCCTGCGCATGGCCGCGGAGCAGCTCTACGAGCTGACTGGGCGGCAGTGGCGCGGCGAGGGCTGCACCGACCGGATGGTTCTTCGCTCCCGGCCGCCGAACATAGGCTCCGCGCTGTGGCCGGCCGCGTGGACGTGCGGGTGCTGGTACCGACTCGGGGGCTTGTGGGGCGGCTCGATCTACGACTCGTGGGCCTACAGCTCGGCATGGCGCGGCGGCCACCCATCCCCGACCGCCGTCCAGCTGGAGGTGGATACCACAGCCATCACGTCCGTGGTGCTGGGGGATTCCACCGTGCTCGATCCGTCGGCGTACCGGCTGAGCAAGTCCGGCTGGCTGGAGCGGCTCGACGGCAAGACCTGGTCAGTTTGCGGCCCGACCGGCCCGACGATCATCACCTACGCCAAGGGCGACAACCCGCCAATGGGCGGGATCGTCGCGTGCGTGACGCTGGCGATCGAGCTGGTGAAGTCCTGGTGCGGTGAGCAGTGCGCGATCCCGCAGAACGCCACCCAGGTGGTGCGCCAGGGAATCTCGATCACTCTGGACCCGTCGGTGTATCTGAAGGAGCGCCGCACCGGCGTCCCCGCGGTGGACACCTGGATCGAGTCGGTGAATCCCACGCTCAAGGGCGGTGGCCGACGGACCATGCGCGCCGCCGTGTGGACGCCGGACATGCCGACCGGTACACGGATCGGTCCCCCTGCTTAAGGGGGCAAGATCCGGCTACGATGTCCGGCATGACGCTGATCAGGCCGCACGATCCCTTCTCCGGCCACACGGAGCCGGTTCCGGACGAAGACACCACCCCGCCGCTCGCGCCCGTCGTGGAGCCCACTCCGGTTGAGCCCGCCGTCGTGGAGGAGAAGCGCCCGGCGCGCAAGGGCCGTCGACCGCGTCGCACGCCCACTGCGGCGGAGATGGAGGCCGCGCGGGCGAAGGTGGCGCGCCGGTGAACCCCGATGTGCTGCCGAAGACGGGCCCGGATCTCGTCTCGTACGCGGAGAACATCGCGGCCTACGTCACCGACCACTTCACGGCGAACAACGTCGCGCTGCCGACCGCCCGCCGCATCGCGCCCGGCCAGCTGTCCCTGGACGCTTGGGACTGCGAACAGTTCAGCGTCGGCACCGGCGGCATCATCGACGCCGCGGGTGGCACCGGAACGACGGCGCTCCGTCCGCGGGTTGGCACCCCGGCGTCGGTGATGACGTACCGCGCCGTCAGCTACATGATCCAGATCGTGCGGTGCGCGGGCTCGTGCACCGCCGCGGGATACCCGAGCAACGAAGAGACCGACGCCGCCGGGCGCCAGATGCTCGTGGACATGGCGCTGCTCTCCCAGGCGCTGGTGAACGTCGGCAGCGACCCGCCGGCCTGGGCCCCGAAGAACGTTCCCGTCGACGTGGGGCCGGTAGCCCCGCTGGGTCCGACCGGAGCCTTCTACGCCATCGAGGCGTCCATCGCCTACTCGGTGGAGGCGTTGCTCGCGCTGCCTGATCCGGTGGTGCTGTAGTGGCTCAGCTGGTGATCAAGTCGGTGCACGGCGGCGTCAACGACGGCGAGTTCGCCCGATTCGTCAACGACCCGAACGGGCCGATCAAGCGCGACCTTCGTCGACGGGCGAACAACGTGCAGCAGTACCAGCTCCGTCGGGTCCCGCGGCGGACCGGCCGTCTCGCGGCCACCTCGCGCAAGAACGAGGGCAACAACGGATGGCGCCCGTACGTGGATGTGATCATGGGCAGGCAGGGCCAAACCGACTACCTCGGGTACATCCTGTACGGCACGCCGGCGCACGTCATCCGCGCGCGGCCAGACCGCCCGAACGCCGCCCTGCGCTTCATGTCCGGCGGCGCCGTGCGGTTTGCTCGCGAGGTCCGCCACCCGGGCACGCGCGCGAACAATTTCGTCCGCGACTCCATCACCCAGGCGGCCAGATGACAGATCGCCTTCTCGTGTCCGTCGCCGCGGGCTTGGCGGGCGCACTCTCGCTGTTTCTGCTGATCAGTTTCCTACGAATGACCTGGAGTGTCCTCATGCCCAAGACGTACGGACCGGACACGGTCCCCGAGATCCCCGAAGTCCCCTTCTCCCTGCGCGTGGTGCACGAGGACGACAACGGCGAGCGCGAGATCCGGGAGCACGACTTCGTCGGCCGGCCCGACCCGTCCTCGTCGGACTTCACCCGCTTCGCCGTGGCCGCGAACTCCGACGACGGCTCGAAGCTCTTGCTGGTGCTCCGGGATATCCTCCCGCGCATGATCAAGAACAACGACGGCGTGCCGCTGTCGTGGGAGTTTCAGGAGCTGCCGCGGGTGCCGAAGCGCGTCGAGCCCGGGACCACGCTCGTCATCGGCACCGAGGACGACGACGAAGGGCAACTGCTCGAACCGGCGAATTTCCGGGCGCCGGACGGCTCGATCCGTCCGATCGTCGAGCGGGGGAAGTTCGAGGCCTTCGAGGCTGGGTCGTCGCGACGGCGGCTGCATCAGCTGATGTTCGAGGACGAGACGGCGAAGATCCAGATCCAGACCGTCGTCCAGGTCATGCAGGATCTGTTCACCGCGAGCGGCGGGCGCCCTACCACCGGGCGGTAGGTCTGCTGACCATCGCCCAGTCCACCTTCCACGATCGGTACACCAACGGGCGCCTGGCCATGGCCGGCTTGGCGGGGCTCGACGGCCGCGGTCCACGGACACCGCTTTCCGGCTGGTTGGACGCGCTGTTCGTCATCATGCTGGAGACTCCGGTCGAGGACATCAAAAAGGTCGAGGACGCGCTCACGGCCATTGATGCCCAGATCGATCCGACGGCAGCCAGGGAGACCTGGGGCATCACGCCTGAGCAGCAAGCGCTGGGGGGCGGGTTGCTGAACGGGTAGGAGGCCGGCCGGTGCTGATTGGTGAAGCGTCCGTTCGGATCGACGCACTGGCCGACGACCTGAAGAAGTCGATCAACCGGGACCTGAACGACGCGCTCAAGGGCGTGAAGATCGACACTGATCCACTGGTCAAGATGACTCAGAACCTCCGCAAGGCAGAGCTTGACCTGATCAACTCCGAGGATGCCTTGAACGCGGCCCACCGCGGCACCATCGAGACGGAGGCCAAGCTCGAAAACCTCCGCCGGAGCGGCACGGCCAGCACCAACGAGATCAGCGTGGCAGAGCGGAACCTGACCAAGGCCCGCGCGGAGGAGTCGGTGGTCGCCGACAAGGTAACCATCGCAACCCAGAAGCTCGCGACGGCGCACGGCCAGCTGACCAAGGTTCAGAAGGACGGCGAGGTCCAGCAAAAGAGCTGGTTTAAGTCGCTTGTGGACAGCTCGAAAGTCCTCTCTTCGGTCAGCGGCTCCCTGGACATCTTCCGCAAGAGGACGAAGGACTCCGGCGACGAGGGCACGACGCTGTCCACGAAGCTTCGGAAGCTGGGCACGGACACGTCCTTCTTCGGCAAGCTGATCGACAACGTGGCCAAGTCGCCGATGTCGCTGATCCAGAAGCAATTCTCCGCGATGGGGTCGGCCGGCTCTGGCGTGATGGACGTGCTCACGAGCAAGGCGACGTTGATGGGCGGCGGTATCGCCGCGATCGCCGCGCCCATCGGCGGCCTGATCACCGCGCTGCCGGCTCTCGCCGCGGTCGGCGGCGTCGCCCTCGGGGCGATCGTGCTGGGGCTCGACGGGATCAAGAAGGCGTTCCAGCCACTGGGGGCCCAGGTCGACGACCTGAAGGCGAAGGTCTCCGCGAGCTTCGAGCACAGTCTCGCGCCCGCGGTGGCGAAGATGCCGGCGCTGCTCAACGCGAGCACCGTGGGGCTCCAGGCCATGGCTACCGCCCTCGGGGCGACCGTCGGCAAGATGACCGACCTGCTCACCCAGAGCGACAACCTGGCGAAGATCCGCGATCTGTTCAAGCAGACCGGCGCGTTCATCCAGCAGATGCAGCCGGGCATCAACGCCTTCGTCCAGGGGTTCCTCAACCTGGGCGCGGCGGTCGCGCCTCAGCTGAGGGAGCTGGGCGGCGCGTTCGGCTCGCTGCTCAAGTCGGTTGGCGACGCCTTCGCCCAGATCGCGGCGTCCGGCCAGGTGCAGACGATCATCACCGGGCTGTCCCAGGTGATCAAGGCTCTCGGGTCCGTGATCCAGCCGATCATCGGTATTCTCGCCCAGCTCGGCGCCAGCCTTCAGGGCCCGCTGGCGACGATCGTCAAGGCGGTCGGGGACGGGCTCACCGCGGCCATGCCGGGCATCAAGGCCTTCGCCGACGGGTTCGGCCGCGCGCTGACTGCGCTGGCGCCGGTGATCACCGCGCTGTTGCCGATCGTCGGCAAGCTGGCCGGCCTGATCGGCGGGGTGCTGGGGAAGGCCATCGAGACGCTCGCGCCGCCGGTGACGAAGCTCGTCGAGGGCCTGGGCGCCCAACTCGCGCCGGTGCTGCCAAAGCTGGCCGACGCCTTCGGCAAGCTGTTCACCGCGCTGTCGCCGGTGCTCGACTCACTGTCAGGCACGCTGGTCCAGGCCCTGGGGTTGATCATTCCCCAGATCCCGACCCTGGTCGACAGCATCGTCCAGGTGGCGGGCGCTTTCGTCAGCTTGCTGCCCGCGATCTTGCCGCTCGTGCCGCCGCTCGTGCAGCTGATCACCACGATCTTGCCGCCGTTGATCAAGCTCTGGGCCGCCACCGAAACGCCGATGATCCAGACGGCCGCCGTGATCCTCGGGAAGGTCGTACCTGTCCTCGTCGGATTCCTGGGCGTCGTCCAGAAGGTCGTCACCGGCGTGGTCAACTTCTTCACCGACTTCAAGACGAACGTGACGGCGATCTGGAACAACATCGCGAGCTTCTTCCAGGGCGTCATCACGAAGATCGTCGACTTTTTCAAGGGCATCGGATCGGGCATCGCGTCCGCCGCGGGCTCCGTCGGCGACTTCTTCGTCAACCTGGGGAACAAGATCAAGGACGGGTTTAATGCCGCCTTGAGCTTCGTCGAGTCCCTGCCCGGCAAGATCGGAAACTTCCTGGCCAAGTTGCCGGGCATTGTGTGGGACGCTTTCCTGAAGGCCGCGAAGTTCATGCTTCAGGCCACCGTGCAGGGCGTCGAGTGGGTCATCGCCGAGATGATCGCGCTGCCGATTCAGATCTTCTTCGCGCTGGGGAAGCTCGTCCAGATCATCGGCGACGCGCTCGTGGCCGCGTTCAAGTGGGGCGTGCAGGTCACCACCCAGGGCATCGAGGCCGTGGTGAACTTCTTCCATGCCCTGCCGGGCCGAATCTGGGACGCCCTCCAAACCCTCGCAACCGGGCTCCGCGACTTCTTCGTGAACGCCTGGGAGGCCGCGAAGACGGCGGTGATCAACGGCGTCGACGCGGTCGGCAGCTTCTTCGCCTCGCTCCCCGGCAAAATCTGGGCCGGCATCCAGTCTCTCGCGACCGGCCTGCGCGACTTCTTCGTCAACACCTGGAACAGCGCCAAGGCGGCCGTGGCCGAAGGCGTCGTGGCCGTCGTCGACTTCTTCCGCAACCTCCCCGGCCGCGCCATCACGGCGATCGGAAACTTGATCTCCAACATCCGCGACTTCTTCAACCGGACCTGGAACTCCGCCGTGCAGGCGACCGCGGAGGGCGCCGTCAACTTGATCAACTGGGTGAAGGGCATCCCCGGTAAGATCCTCGGCGCCCTGGGCGACCTGGGCGGCGTGCTCTTCCGTGCGGGCAAGGCGATCATTCAGGGGCTCATCGACGGCATCAAGGCCGCCGCGGGCGCACTGGGTGGCGTCGTGAAGGACATCCTCGGGAAGGTCCGATCGCTGCTCCCCTTCTCGCCGGCGAAGGAGGGCCCGTTCTCCGGGCGCGGCTGGACGCTCTACTCCGGTATGTCGATCGTCCAAGCGCTCGCCGACGGCATCAAGCTGAAGACGGGCGCGGCGGTCGGCGAGGCCGCGCGGATGGCCGCCGCCGTCAGCGACGCCATGAACATCACCACGCCCGGCGTGGGCGCGCCGATCATCCCGTCGGTGCCCGACTTCACCCAGAAGGCCGCGGTCGCCGGGCAGGCTCAGGCCGACGCCACGAACCGGCTTGCCGGCGTGATGGCCGGGCAGGGTGATCTGGGCGCCGCGCTCGCCGACGCGCTCACCGGCGTCCAGGTGGTCGTGTCGGCCCAGGAAACCGCCAGCGCGGTGAATAGGGTCAACAAGAGCAACTCCAGGAGGTGAAGCCATGGGCCTGATCTACGTCGGACCGTACGGACGGCTGATGGCGATGGACGTGGGCGCGGACGGTTTCGACTCCGGCATGACGGAGTTCGGCGCGCTCCAGGAGCCGCTGTCCGGAATGCACACGAAGGACGTGTTCGGCTGGAAGCGCTCGTTCAACATCCCGCTGGACGGGATGGACCGGCGGGCGTTGAGCTGGTTCGAGATGCTGTACCGCGGCTCGATCGCCGGCCCGTACTTCCTGCGCGACCCGCGGCGGATGAACATGCTGCACGCGGCGGTCGCCGACACGATGTCGAGCTACGCGCGCACCGTGCCGTTCGTGGCGCCGAACGGCGTCGTCTCCGCCCAGGCGAATACGAAGCTGATGCTCACGAGCCAGCGGGTCGACGTGACCACCACCACCGAGACGACGCCGGGCCCGTCCTTCGCCGCGAAGTGGGTAGCGACCGCGGCCGGCGCGGTGGCGTGCGGAAAGACGGTGATCCCCGTGATCCCCGGCGAGACGGTGATCTTCAGCTTCTACCTGATCTCGGGCTCCGCCACGCCCGGCATCCTGACCTACGCCACGCCGGGCGCCAGCCCCGTCACGGTCACGGTCACCGTGCTCACCGACCCGACAGACGCCACCCGGAAGTACATCCGCTACACCGTGCCCACCAACGGCACTGTCCAGGCCGTCATGCCGACGTTCAACCTCACGGCCGCCGGAACCACAGTGGTGCTGGCCGGCCAGCTGGAGGGGCAGCGTGCCACCACGGACACGCCGCGGGCCTGGGTCCTCGGGACCGGCGTGCCGAAGGTCATCGTGAACGACTTCCCCCAGCACAGCGAGTACCTGGGCACCCGCACGTCCGGCTCGCTCGCCCTGCTCGAAGCCTGACGCCGGAGGCACCATGCAATTCAACGACGGGTCGCCCACCTCGCTCGCGCTGGCCGACGCGCTCGCGCCCGGCCAGAAGCGGTACTTCGGCGTGGAGCTGAGGTTCGACTGGCAGCGCGACGGCAGCTACAGCTACACCAACAACGACCTGTCTGATAACTACTCGTCGTACACCGTCGACCGGCAGCTGACCGGCGCGTTCCCCGACAAGCTCGAAGTAACCGAGGGGTACTCCGGAGCACAGCTCCAGATCACGCTGGAAGGTGCCGTGGCCGACGGCACGCCGGTGTGGCGGATGTTCAGCCCGTACTCGGGATTCTGGCCGGGCACGATCGGCGCCGTCGGCACCCCGATGTACCTGAACCTGCTCGTCAAAACGTCCACCGGAACCACGGCGGTCCGGCGCTTCACCGGCTTCATCCAGGGCGCGCTGCCCAGCCGCAAGGACGGCAACGTGGTCGTGACGTGCACCGACCTTTCCGGCATCCTGACCAACCCCGTCACGCTGCCCGTGTGGGCCCAGGGCGCCGGGCCGAAGTACGGCATCAGCGTCGACCGCGGCACGCTGCCGCTGTCGTGGGTGCTGGAGTACACGCTTCGAAGTTCCGGCGTCTACGAGGGCCCGGCGCCGCACGCGAACGCGGTGCTGAGCTGGCCGCTGTGCCACGGCTTCCTACCGGAGATCGGGACCATCGGAATCGAGGACGCCGACCTGATCAACAACGGGTCCGCCTTCAACGTCTCGTCGTACATCACCCCGCCGGCGCCCGACTCCTCGACGGGCTACCCGACCGACAACTACGTCCCGGGCCGGTACGGGCAAGCGCTGAAGCCGCGCGGGCTCGATCCGAGCGGGCTCCGACTGTTCAACACCTGTGCGGCCCACACGTCGGCCGCGGTGCTTGTGGCCGCGCCGGCGCCGACCAACGGCCAGAACCAGCTCTCGCTGGGCGGCTGGGTGTACATCGATTCGGCCATCGCCCAGACCAGCTCGATGACCGTGCTTCTGGAGCAGCGCCGGTCGCCCACCGAGGCCCAGCCGGCGCTGATGTCGCTGTCCATCTCCCACCAGACCGGCCTCGTCACCGGCTACGTGCAGAACTCCGGCCAGGTCAAGATGTGGAACTGGTCCTTCACGCCGTCCGGGCTCACCACCGGCTGGCACTACATCGCCGTCGACTATTCGTTCGTGTCGACCTCGATCACACTGTTCTCGAACGTGGACGGCACGGTGACCAACCGCGGCACCGGCGGCACGTCGGGCGGCATCACGTCGGTTACCCGAGGGTTCGACGCCACGAACACCAACTACGTCACCTTGGCCATCAACGGCCCGTGCCAGTACTGGCAGCTCTGGTGGATGCCGGATACCGCGTCCGGCAGTGTCACCTGGCCGAAGGACCAGGCCAACCCGCGAGCTCAGATCGACACCTCGGTTATGCGCCTGAACTGGTTGCCGGACCTCCAGAGCGTGGAGTCCTGGGAGGTGCTCAAGGCGGCCGCTTCCGCCGACATGGGCGCGCTGTTCGCCGACGAGTTCGGGGTGATGCACTTTGCCAACCGGCTGAACATCCAGGCCAAGCACTCCGGCGGCCTGTCGGTGCGGACGCTGAGCATCGACGACATGGACGAGATCAACCCGCAAACCACCTTCGATTCGATCATCAACCGGATCACGTACTTCGTCCAGGCGAAGGTGGCCCAGGACGGCGTTGCCTACGCCACCACCGACCCGGGGCAGTGGCTCACCGGCGCGCACTCCAACCGCACCGGCGTCATCACGCTGTCGGGCGTGCAGTCCATCCGCGTGGGTCAGGTGAGCTGGCATCCTCAGACCCAGGGCAGCATCTCCGGAGGTGGGTTTGCCTGCAAGGACGTGATGAACTTCTACAAGCCGGACTTCTGGCTCGACGGCTACGCCGGCCACCAGCCCGGCAACAACGGCGACCCGTCCGGTTGCCCGCCGGTCGGCACCGGCGTGAACGTCTACGCCTGGGACGGCTGGTCCACCGGCGACCAGAACCAGCGGCACATGCGCGTGTTCATCACCAACGACGCCGCAACGACCATGCAGGAGTCGGTGGAGGACACCACGCCGTTCCTGCACGTGAAGGGGATCATCCTGGTGGCCGACTCCTCCGGCTCGACTTCGATCATGGACTCCGCCAGCCAGGCCCAGTTCGGCGACCGGAATCTCTCGCTGCCCGCCGACGATTGGCACCAGGACGCGCTGACCATCGGCGGCCTGCTCGCGCCGTCGCTGCTCGCTGACGTGAAGCAGGCCCAGCCGTACTTCCAGAGCGCGTCCATCGTCGGCGACCCGCGGCTCCAGCTCCAGGACGTGGTGACGATCGACGACGCGGGTGGCATGGGTGGCCCGATCTACGCGTCGGTGGTTGGGATCAACGAAACGGCGGACGCGCAAAACGGCGTGAAGCAGACGCTCACCTTGCGCACTTTCAGCTGATCGAGCCTTACACTTGGGTCCAGCCCCCCTGGACAAGGTGGCTCGTGCCTGGGCAGGCATGGTGACGATGAGGCCCCCGCTCCTACGGCGAGGAGTGGGGGCCTCTCGCTGCTCAGGCCAGGCGGTCGGCGACGCGCGGATCATCCGGCGTGAGGACTTCGTGCGTGCCTCCGGCGTTGAGCAGGAGCCAAGTCTGGCCGCAGTAGAGGATCGGCTCGTCGCCGGGTACCGAGTTCCCGTGGAGCAGGTAGCCGCGCGGGCGCGACCAGAGCGGCGCCTGGTGGATCGAGTTCCGATGGCCGTTGTGCACGATCGGGTCCACCGCGATCAGGTTGGCCAGGGTGTCGGTGTCCAGGCGGTACGTGCCGCCCATCTGCTTGGGCCGCCGGTGGTGCGCGTCGAAGGTATCGAAGTCGAGCGGTGCGCCGCTGACCTCGCAATACCCGTTGCTGCGCATCCAGAGCCGTTCGCGCAGTTCGCGCCAGTTCGGGGCAGGCCGTTTCGCCATGATCGCTCCAGGTGTCGGGCTTGTGTTACCCCCCATCATAGGGGGTAAGATGCTCGTATGGACAACGCAACGACAGCCCCGGAGGAGGCCGGCCGCGTGTCCGTCGAGCTGTGGATTCAGCTGGACGTGTACGAGGCCGCCATGAAGCGGGCACTTCTTCAGGGTCAGACCTTGGCCAGCGTGGCGCGTGCCGCGCTGTTCCAGGCTGCCGCCGAAGCGGTGCCCATCGTGGGCTGGGTCATCGCCGTGACCCAGCACAAGAAGCCCCGGTGGGAAGGCACCATCTTCTCCACCGAGCAGGCCGCGCGCGACGCCGCCGCCGGTATCGAGTACCCGACCGAGGTTCTCAGCACCGACAGCGACGAGGCGCGCGAACTGGGCGTAGGCAAGATCAAGCCGCGCGAGTACGGCGAGGACCGGGAGCGCATCCGTTTCCGGGTGCCGAAGGACCAGAAGACGGCCGCGTTCAAGAGCATCGAGGCCGCCGGGAAGTCCGTCCCGGCGACCGTCGAGGACTTGCTCAAGATCTACGTCGACAAGGGCGTCATCATCAACCCGAACGAGAGCGAGTAACACACCGTGCCTGCCCAGGACTCCGCGCCCGACGGCGCGCCCAAGATCCTCGCCGCCGTCGCGGCCGTCATGCAGCAAGTCACCTACGTTCCCAAGGCCGGTCAGTACGACGACGGCAAGCGGAGCGGTGGCACGAAGTATGCCTTCCGCCGGTTCGAGGACACCGCCGCCGCGCTGGGGCAGGCCTTCCGTGACCACGGCGTGTTCGTCCAGTCCCGCGTGGTCTCGCGCGAGCGGTCCGAAGACAAGAAGCCGTACAAGGAGGGCTCCGGCTACACCATGTGGACCTCGGTGTGGCTGACGATGGAGTACACCTTCACGAGCCTGGTCGACGGCACCACGCTGACGGTCGGCTCGATTGGCGAGGGCAAGGACTCCAGCGACAAGTCTTCGGCTAAGGCGATGACCATGGCCATGAAGTCGGCGCTCACCCAGGCGTTCATGATCGCCACCGACGACCCGGACCCGGACAGCGAACGCCCCGGCGACTTCGCCCAGCCGGTCGGCGGTGGCCAGGACTACCAGCGCGCTCAGTCCGAGGCCCGCCAGCGGCGCCAGGCGGAGCAGCGCGGCGACACCACCGGCGCGCCCGACGGCAGCATGACGCCGGAGAAGCGCATCGAGTTCAGCGACTGGGTCGGCCGCCAGCTGAACGACCCGGAGCTGACCGTGGCGCGGATCAATCAGGTGTACGCCTACTCCGCCCAGCGCGGCATGCTCGGGTTTGAGGTCGGCAACCTGCCGCTGGAGAAGCACATCCGCGCGCGCCTGGGCAACTTCGGCATCGACCCGAACGCCGCGATGCCCGCCGGTGGTGCCCAGTGACGAGCAACAAGATCGCCGAGTACTGGCCGGAGCACGCCGACCACGAGGGCTCCACAAGCTTCAGCGCCACCGACGGCTTCGTCTGCGCGTGCGGCGAGGCGCTGGGCTTCCCGATGGAGGACGAACCGCCGGACGCCGTCGAGTACGAGCTGCCGGAGTTCGAGGAAGAGCCGCTGTCGGTCCGGATGAAGCGCGACGCCCAGGAGAAGGTGGACGCTGCCCGGCGCAAAGTCGAGGCTGACGCCGCCGCCCGGAGCGTCGCGGGCGAGCCCGTGCAGGACGACTACGCGAGCAAGGAGGCCGTGGTGCACGGTGCCTTCGGAGTCTACGGACAGTCCACTCAGGACGATGCTGAGCGCGAGCCGGTGGATGCCGAGGTCGTCGAGGAGGTCACCACGGTGCCTGCCGAGATCAAGGGCGGCGAGCTGGTCGACGAGGAGACGCCGCCGGTCACCGTCCATGAAGCCGATGCCGGTCGGTACCCGGACGAACCCGACGAGGCCCAGGCAGTGCCGCTCGACTACGGCCACGAGTTCCGCTCCGGGCTGTACGACGGCCCGGAGCCGGGCGAGCCGGACACCGTGAGCACGGATCTCGCCCGGCGCGAAGCACCGAGGCCCGGTACCGGCGTGCCCATCGTCCCACGCGACGGTGAGCACACCCTGGACCCGTTGACGAAGAAGTTGCCCGCGCTGGACCCGACCGTGCTCTACACGCCCCAGGATGTGGAGCTGAAGATCGTCTCCATCCTGGAGCAGCTGGAGAACTCCGAGGTGTTCCTCCGTCAGCAGATGGGGCGCCTGCACGCCGCGGAGCACGACCTCAACCTGAAATACAACCTCGCTCTGGCCAAATCGGACGCGAAGAACCAGAAGCAGCAGGAAGCTGAGGCCTGGCTCGCATCGGCGGATGAGCAGTACGAAGCCGGCGAGGCGAAAATGCTGGTCAAGGCCCTCCAGGGGAACCAGCACAACCTCCGCTCCCAGCTGTCCGGCTTCCAGTCCGTCGCCCGCTCGCTGGGCGTCAGCATGGGGAACACCCTGGGCACGTCGCCCCGGAACCAGGAGCCGCCCCCGGCGCGCCCCTGGGAGCACTGACCCGACCTGCCCAAGCAGCACCATCGAGAGGAAGAACGTCATGGCTGGAGAGGCCACCATCACCTTCATCGGGAGCCTTGGCGGCGATCCCGAGTTGCGGTTCACGTCGGGCGGCGTGGCCGTCTGCACGGTCAGCGTCGCCGTCGACGCGCGGAAGAAGAACCAGGCCGGCGAATGGCTCGACGGCGACACGACGTGGTACCGCTGCAACATCTGGCGTGAAGAGGCTGAGAACGTCGCGGAGAGCCTTGGGAAGGGCGACCGCGTCATCGTGACCGGGCGCCTGGAGAACCGCCCCTGGGAGGACAAGGAGGGCGGCAAGCGGTACACCCTGGAGGTCCAGGTGGACGGCATCGGCCCCGAGCTTCGCTGGGCCCAGGTCGCCGTGAAGCGCGTGCAGCGCGGCGGCGGTGACGGCTACGAGCGTCAGCAGAACCGCGGTAACCAGGGCGGCGGACAGTACGGCGGTCGTCCGCCCGCCGACGACCCGTGGGGCAGCGCGCCTCAGGGCGGCGGTTTCTCCCGCGGTGGTGGCGGAGGGGGCGGCGGCGCGCCGTTTGACGATCAACCGCCTTTCCTGCACAGCACCCCGGCGTTCATCGCCTGAGTTGACGGAGCGGCCACGAGGTGTGCAGGCCTCGCGCTCCAGCTTGAGAAGTAACCCCCCGGTCGCGGATGCCGGGGGGTTACTTGTGTCCCCCTAAAATGGGGGGTACGATCAACCCATGTCCACCACGATCAGCCTCACCGGCAGCCCGTCCGTCACCGTGGAATACCGGGAAGTCTGGACCGACCAGGTCGACGACTTCGGCGCGGCCTGCCCCGTCTGCTCGACGATCGGAAACGTCGTCGAGGCCACCATCTACGTCCCGACGCGGGACGGCCGACAGATCAACGAGTCTTGCCTGTGCTGTGTCGTCGCCGCCGTCTTGGACACGCCGGGCTACGACCCCACGCGCGACGTGCTCGTGGAGTACTCGAAGGGAATGAGCCGCAAGTGACCGACGAGAACGAACTGGTCCTGCACGACGGCCGCCAGTTGCCCGCGACGCCCGACCTTCGCCGCGCTCTCCGCGATGGCGTGGATTCGGTGCTCGCCGACGAGCTGGCCAAAGCCGGGGAGATCAAGACGCCGGAGGACGCCGCCGCGCTGGTGCGCCGCTTCGGTGCGATGAACGAGACGCTCACCGACTACGGCCGTGCCTTCACCGACACCGCCCGCACCGTGAAGGACGTGCTCCGCGAGCACGCGCTCCTCACGGTGAACGGAGACTCCGACGGCGTGCCGAACGGTTCGCTGGCGATCGTCGACACCGACGGCAGCACGATCACCGTCCGGCCCGACCTGATCAACGAGCACAAGTTCGATCTCGACGCGCTGATCTCCGCCGTCGCGGCGGCGCACATCGAGACGCCGGACGCGAAGGCCCGGCTCTTCGAGCTGTTCCAGGCGGAGTTCTCCGGCCAGGGCGATCGATCGCGCGAGCTACTCGCCGGGCTGCTCGCCGACGTGATGAAGACGCTCGTCGGCCTGGGCAAGTTCGAGCCCCAGGTGACCAAGGTCAAGAAGCTCCAGGCGGAGCTGGCTCAGGCGGAACTGGACCAGGTCAGCGCCACCGTCACCGATGCCCACACGAAGGTCATCAAGGAGCGCGGGACTTCGGTCGTGCGCACGTTCCCGAAGGGGGAAAAGTGAACAGGTTGGAATGGCTGGAGAAGGCCTTCTCCGCCGCCCAGAACCAGCTGATCACCGCCGAGACCGTGATTGCGGATGTTCGCACCGCGGTCGCCGACTACGACAACGGAACGTTCCTCGACAAGCTGGACGCGTTCGACGCCATCCGCGCCATCCTGGAGGGGAAATGACCGAGTTCACCGGCCAGTGCATGGACCCTGGTAAGGACCTCGTGCCTGCGACGCCCGAGCTGTGGTGGAGCCCGATACTGGGAGTGATCATCAACAGCGGTGCCGGTGGTTACTGGAACCTGCTCGACAACAAGACGTGGCCGCTTCCCGCGCCCGAATACCACCAGGATGAGAGCCTGCCCGCCGACGCCGTGAAGCTCGGGAGCGTCGACGCCCTGCGCGCGGAACTCGTCGAGACGGACAGGGAGTGGCGGAAGGCCTACGACGAGCTGAGGCACAGGGAGCGCAAGCAGGCGGTCCAGCTCAACGAGCTTAGGCGCAAGCAGCACCAGCAGGCGGACCGGCTCAACGGGGTCCGCGAGATGCTGGACCGATCCGCACACTGGGCACCCCCGACGTATCCCGCGGCGGGCATCGCCCAGACGATCGCCAGTATCTGTGACGCGCTGGAGGAGTCATGATCGAAGAGCCACTGATCCAGGTCTTCTGCGACAACGCGAACCGGTGGACCGTCCAGGCTCGCCAGCACGGCGGCGACCCGTGGACCGTGCTCGACGACGAGGATCTTCCGTCGCTGCTCGTCTTCGCTGAAGAGATCGTCACCGGCGCACCGGCTGGGGGCAACCAGTGAAGCGCGAGGCGAAGTTCCTCATGAGCCATCGGCCGTACGCGGTCGACCTGGGAAGCCTGACCAAGCGGTTCGAGCCGACCCAGAGTGGCGGGTACTGGGACTGCCAGGTAACCGCCGTTTGGTTCCGGCGCCGCAAGGGCGTCACGGTGGCGTGCGTCGGCACGCTGTGGGATTTCCAGGACCAGGAGCCGATCACCACCGAGCAGTTCCTCCAGGCCCACGACGACGGCCGCTACGGCGGCACCACCACGGGCCGCTGGGACGGCGAGGGGTACTGGGGCGAGCAGGCGCCCTCGGCGATGCAGGATGACCTGGACCTCCTCCGGCCGATGCTCGACGCGTTCCCCGCCATCCCCGAGGGATTCGACGGGTGGTGGACGTTCCATGGCTAAGCCGAGACCCTTCGAGCGGACTCCTCAGCGCGCCGCCGTGCTCATGCTCGCCATCCGCGGCGATCTCCTCATCGCCGACGACCAGCCCGCGCACGTCGACTTCGGGAAGCTCGACCTCCGCGGTCAGGAGACGTACCGCGAGCTGGTCGAGGCCGGGCTGATCATCGCCCACTACTACACGCCGAAGGGCTTCGCCGCCGCGCGGGAATGGAGGCTGGTGAAGTGAAGATCTACTTCGACTTCAACGACTGGTGGATCGGTTACTACCGCGGGTCCACGTACCACTTCGCCTGCCCGCTTCCCACCCTCGTGATTCGGTGGCCGCGACGATGACCGAAGCACCGCCGTTCGAGCAAACCAAGCAGCGCTTGACCATGCTGAAGGAGATCGTCAACGGCCGGATCTACGCCTGGGCCGGGCACCCCATCCGGAAGTACGCGCCGCCCGCGGACGAGCTTTTCGAGGTGCCGCTCCTGCTCGCATACTTCGAGCTGGTCGCCGCCGGCTACGTCGTCGGCGAGAACGTTACCCAGCACGGCTTCGCGCTGGCAGAAGAGTGGGGCCTTCGCCCCCAGGAGCACGTCAGGATCATTCGTCACGACCCCGAGGAGAAGTAGATCATGGCCGAAAACTCCCACGCCACGAAAGCCGAACTCCAGGAAGACGCCGCGATCTGGGTGTGGAACCAGCTCAAGTCCGGCGCGGAGCCGGCGATCCAGTCCGGCAGCCTGTTCAACGCTCCGGACTGGTCGGACTTCGACGCGATCACGCCGGACGGCAACCGTGTCAAGATCCGAATCGAGCTGACATCGTGACCCACTTCGACGAGGCGATGAAGTGCGCCGAACGAGCCCGCGACCTCGCCCGCGACCTTGATCAGGTCCGGACGCCGGGCGACCTTCGCCAGGTGGCCGCCGGCCTCCGCCTGGAGGTCGATTGCATCATCCAACGGCTCGCCGACGGCCAGGACCAGATCCGCACCACCGCCGCGGGCAACCGCGAGGGCAAGGTGCGCGCCGATGCGCTGCCGACGAGCCGGGCCACGGCCGCCGCGATCCGACCGCGGAGCGGGACCCAGCGCGCCGCCGTGCTGCTCGCGCTCTACCGCTGGGGCGACCTGACCGACTTCGAGATCCAGGAGCGGCTGGAGATCGACCAGAACTCGGAACGCCCGCGGCGCGGTGAGCTGGTGGACGGTGGGCTCGTGGCGCCGGTGCTCACCGGCGACGGACTCGGAAACACCCGACGGCACAAGGGATCGGACTGGCAACTGTGGACGCTGACCGCGGCCGGCGCGAGCGCGGCGCGGGACTTGTCCGGCGAGGAGAGGAAGCCTGACGGCGACGTGCAGCCGGTGCAGAGCTTGTTCTGATGGGTGATCGCCGACGCGCCGCAGAGTCCGACGGAGAACGACCGTTCCCGGCCTATGCTCGGAGAACCCCCGTGGAGGGCTTGGCCCTCCGACTCGTACGGAAGGCCAAGCTGTGAAGACGTTACCCCCCTAGCAACGCGAAGAGCCGGACCCCCGACCAGGGTCCGGCTCTCAACGCTTCGCACCAGTTCGACCTCGACACCGAAAAGGACGTTAGACGTGACTGTATCAGCTCTCACCTGGGCTTTGCGCGACTCGCCACGCACGACACACCGAATGAGCGGCGGGTGGGGAAACCTCGCTGCACCGCTCGGACGACTCGTGCTGATCGGTTTGGCCGAAGCTGCCATGGACGAAACCGGATCAATCTCCGATTTCGAGAGGTTCTGCGAATCCCTCTACTTGGACGTGCGGATGGGCTCCGCCATCCTCCGCTGGCTCGAAGCTGACGGCACGATCGTCCTCGACGGGGTCGACTCTTCGCCGTTGATCACGGACTGGGGTATCGAAGGCGAGATTGTCTGGTCCTTCGATTTCACCCTGACGGTGAACTGATGGAGGCCAATTCCACTGTCCGGCGTAAGCGTCGGCCGGTCGACTCCTACACCAGCGTTCACAACACGCTGGTTCGCGATCCCAGGGTGTCGCCGAAGGCCAAGGGTGTCGCGCTCTGGCTCCTCTCCCACAGTGAAACGTTCGTTTTCACCACGGCGCGGATCTCGTCGGCGATGGGCGTCGGGCTGGAGCAGGTGCGAACGGCGCTGAAGGAGCTGGAGAAGTACGGCTACCTGGAGCGCACGCCAAAGCGCGAAGAGGGAACCGCCCGGGTCACGGGGATGGAGTACGTCCTCGATGACAATCCCCAGGTCGGAGCCGATATGCGGAAACCCGATATCGGAGAAGCTGACGACGGCAAAGCCGCGCTCAGGGAATCGACCCCCAATAAGAAGACTAATTCCAAAGAAGATCACTTAGAAGAAACACTTGCCGCTGACGCGGCGAGCGAGGGCGTGGTGACTGCGAAGAAAACTCGGACGATCGTCAACTACTCCGATGACTTCGAAGCGGCTTGGAAGGCCTACGGGCTGAAGGGCGCGAAGAGGACGGCATGGGCTGAGTGGGCTCGCGCGATCCAGCGCACCACCGTCGAGATAATCCACGCCGCCATCCCGCCGTACCTCGCTGCCCACCCGGACGCGAAGTTCCGGAAGGACTTCGAGCGCTGGCTCAAGGGCGACGTGTGGGAGTCCGCGGAGTGCCGAATGGCCGGGTTCGATGGCGCCCCGGCAATGACCGCCGACGAGGCTGAGGCGTGGCTCTTGGAGCGGTACCACGCCGGCGCCGCCGAAGAGGTGGCCGCGCGCACCGGCCGCACGTACGAGGCGCCGCATCCGAAGAGCGCCCCGCCGGGCATGGACCCGGCGGAGTTCCAGCTGGCCGACCGCAAGCAGTGGATCAAGTACTACCGGCGTGGCCTGATGTGTGTGCTGATGGGTCAGCCGTTCCGCAACGGCACCGAAGTCGAGGGAGTCTGACGTGGCACGAAATGCGCACGACGTGATGAACGAGCGGGCCCTGCTCAGCGCGCTGTTCCGGAACCCGCTGGTCGTGCAGCCGCACTTCCTGTCCGTCCCGCCCGAGGCCTTCTACGGGATTCAGCACCAGGTGCTCGCTGGCATCATCCGCGACATGATCATTCGCGGCGACGAAGTGGATGTGAACACCGTCCTCGCGATCGTCCTGGATCAGGGCCTGGTGTCCCGCATTCCTGCGGGCGACCTGGCCACGATCATCCAGCACGACAGCTACCCGGGGAACGCCGCCAGCTACGCCTCCCGGGTGTGTGAGCTGTACGGCCGCCGCCGGCTCGCAGAGGAGTGCGACCGGCTCATGCAGCGCCTCGATGCCGAGTGGGAGGCGGGGGATTCGCTGCCGGTGGTGGCCGCCGCCGCTCAGCTCCGGCTCGCGGTCGACGAGATCGAGGAGCTGTCGACGCCGGTCGACCAGGACGAGCCCTTCACGCTGTCCGACCTGCTCTCGGAGAAGATCGAATACGACTGGCTGGTGCCGGGCCTGATCGAGCGCATGGACCGGATGGTCATCACTGGCGAAGAGGGCTTCGGCAAGACGGAGCTGGTCGCCCAGATCCTGTGCTGCCTCGCGGCCGGTTTGCATCCGTTCCGCGGTGAGCCGATCTACGACGGCGAGAGCGCGCTCCGCGTGACGGTGATCGACTGCGAGAACACCAAGAGTCAGTCCAAGCGCCGGTACCGCCGGATGATCCAGCTCGTCGACTCGTGCCGCGGCGCCATCGGCCTGCCGTCGCTGAGCTGGGAGAAGCAGCTCTACATGGACTTCGCCACCGAGGGCATCGACCTGCTCAAGGGCGGTGACGTGGCGCGCTTGGAGCGCTTCGTGGCCAAGACCTCGCCGGACATCCTCGCCGTCGGGCCGCTCTACAAGCTGCACCACGAGGACGAGAACAGCTCACAGGCCGCGCGTGCGATCGTCCAGGTGCTCGACAACATCCGGGCCCGCCACGGGTGCGCGATCATCACTGAGGCCCACGCCGGCAACGGCAAGGACGGCTCCGGCCGCCGGGTCATGCGCCCCCGCGGCTCGTCGCTGTACCTCGGCTGGCCGGAGTTCGGGTTCGGGCTTCGCCGCGGGGAGCACGACCCGACCGCCGCGGAGTTCATCTCCTGGCGTGGCCAGCGTGAAGAGCGGGACTGGCCGACGGGACTCGTGCGCGGTCACCCGGGCATGCTGCCGTGGCGCCCGAACGGCGAGTACTGGGATCGTCCCGAAACCCCGCGCTGACCACCGTGCTCTCCCCCCAGAACGAGGGGGAGAGCACGTACGCTTCCCTCGGAGGTAACCACCATGGCAAAGCACACCGACACGGACGGCGATGGCGTGGCCGACTACGCCGATCAGGTCCGGCCGGCCGACGGGGATTTCGACCTTGGCGTTCCGCACATCCGCGGCCGGTACTTCCACCTGCTGGAGCAGAAGCCCGGCCTGGGTCGCCACGTCCTGCACGACGCGCGCTCGCTGAACTACAACGCCGCCGACCTAGTCGAGCACGTCACCAAGGAGGTGACGACCTTCCACAAGCGGGTCGCGCCGGTCTGGGACCAGGGCCAGCTGGGCGCGTGCACGGCGTTCGCGGGCTTGGGCGTGATGATGACGGAGCCGTTCTACCGGACCAGCTTCAAGTACAGCGGCGCCGACGCGATCAAGTTCTACGAGCAGGAGACCGCGCTCGACAACTCCCAGATTCCCGGCGTCTACCCGCCGGACGACACGGGCAGCACCGGCCTGTGGTCGATGAAGCTGCTCCGCAAGATGGGCTTGATCTCCGGCTACAAGCACGCGTTCTCCTTCACCACGGTGAAGAAGCTGCTCCAGGTCGACCCGGTTTCGTTTGGCGTGCCCTGGTACAACTCGATGTTCACCCCGGACAAGTTCGGGCGCATCCACGTCGATGAGTCTTCGGGGCTCGCCGGCGGCCACCAGATCGACGGAACCGGCATTGACTTCACGAACCAGGAAGTCGAGCTGACGAACTCGTGGGGCCCGTCGTGGGCACTGTCGGGCCGTTGCCGGATCTCCTTCGCCGACATGCAGACGCTCCTGTCCCAGCACGGCGATTGCTCGGTTCCGGTGGTGAGCTGAGGTGGTTCAGGGCTTCGACGCGTATCCGAAGTACCAGACGATCAACGACTTCGGCGCGGTCGCGCGTGACGGGTACTCCTTCGCCTACTTCAAGATGACCGACGGGCTCGCTCTGCGCGACACCCTGGACTGGCCGATGCGGGCGCACGCGGCCGGGCTCGCCATCGGCGGCTACGGCTACGCCCAGCCCGGCTCCGCGCGGGACCAGTACCAGCTCCTTCTCCGCACGGCGATCGGCCGCGGCGCCGTCGACCTCTCGCCGGCGCTGGACCTGGAGAGCCCGTTCGTACCGGGCGCGGCGGCCACGGCCTTCGCGATCGAGTGGCTCACTGAGGCCGTGGCGAACGGTCAGGTGCCCGTCTTCTACGCGAACGACTCGATGATGGGCTACGTCCTCGCGGCCGTGCGCGCCGCGGTGCCGGACGTGTGGCCCTGGATCGCCCGCTACGGTGCCCAGCCGAAGAACCCCTACCGCACGTGGCAACACAGCTCCACGGGCACCGTCGCGGGCATCACGGCCTCCGGCGTGGACCTGAACAGCGGGGAGGCGCCGCTCGCGGTGCACGCCGCACCGATCATCGGAGGTAACGACATGTCCGGAATGGCCCCCGAGAGCTACGCGCCCGGCGGCGCGTCGCGGCAGTACCGGCACCGCACCATCGAGACGGCCAAGAAGAGCCAGGTCGTCGACGAGGTGTGGTTCTCGCTGTCGAGCGGTTACAACGACATTACCGACCTGAACGTCTACCTCAACGGCGTCCACGCGCCGATCCATCTCGACACGCTGGCCGCGAACGTGCGCGCCTGGTGGCAGGTCCCCGACGGTTGCGAGTCGATCAGCTGGGACTACGTCTGTGCGGGGCCGTCGGCCTCGAACTTGGTCTACACGACGAAGTAGGAAGGCAACGAAGTTGAAGATCTTCGGCAGAGACCCCGTGCTGTGGCTCGCGCTCGTCGCGGCCATCGTTCAGTTCGTGAGCGCGTTTTTCTTCCCGATCAGCATCGACACCCAGGGCGTGATCTCCGCGTTCGCCGTGGCGATCGTCGGCGTGATCCAGGCGGTGGTGGTGCGCGACGGCACCGCGGTCCCGGCGATCACCGGCCTGTTCAAGGCTGGCATCGCGTTGAGCCTGGCGTTCGGACTGAAGCTCGCTCCCGAACAGCAGGTCGAGATCATGCTCATGGTCCAGGCGGTGCTGAGCCTGCTCGTGCGGACCCAGGTCACGGCGCCGGTGAACAGCTCCGGCGGTACGGTCGCCAAGCCCGCTGTGACGGTCTGACGTGGGACGGCGGTGGGTGTTCGAGCTTCCGTATCAGCGCCCGCCGCTGTCCGCGAACCGGCGCAAGCACTGGGCTCCGGCGCACAAGGAGTACCGAGAGGTCGCCCAAGACCTCTTCTACCTCGGGAAGTACTGGCAGCAGACCGAGGACTTTTACCCCGTCGGCCGCGTGAACGTGACGCTGCTCTGGTACCCGGGCAGCGAACGCCGGGCCGACTCAGACAACCTGACAGATACGTTAAAACCCGTTTTCGATGGCTTGGTCGCGGCCGGGGTGTTCAAGGACGACGCGGCCAAGTTCATCAAGCGCGCGAGCGGGGAAGTGGTTCCGCGCTCTTACGACCCGGAGCAGCGCACCACCCCTACAGTGATCCTCGAAGTCGAGGAGGTGGACGATGCCGGACCCGGTGATCGGAACAGTCAGGAACGAGCTGACGGACGGGGCCGGCCGTGCCCTCCAGAACGTCACGGTGAAGATCTCGCTGATCGCCCCGCGAAACCCGTTTCTCCTCAACGGACTCGGGGAGGTGCTCCAGGCGGTCGCCGTCGATACGGGCACCAGCGGCGTGTGGGTCGCTAGCCTCCTCGCGAACGCCGAGTTCGAGCAGACCGACACCTACTACGTGGTCGACGAGACGTGCGCGCCCGGCGGCCAAAAGTGGGCCATCCGGATGCCGGATGGCGGCGACTACGAGCTTCGCGACCTGCTTGTGCACATCCCGCCGGGCGACTCCGGCACCGGACCTACCGTGCCGGGCGGCGTCTTCCAGTTCGAGCAGTCATTCGCCAGCGCGGAATGGGTGATCCCGCACGGCCTGGGCTACCCGCCGGTCATCCAGTGCCTCGAAGGCGTGGGCGCGCGCGAGGACCCCGCCGACGGCCTGTGGTGGCGCTACCGGCTCGATCCGGACCTGAATTCGACCGTCCTGCAATTCGGCGCCCCGGTGAGCGGTCGCGCGTACTGCTCGTAAGGAGCTGATCATGTCCCAGAAGTTCGAGACAGACATCGACCTGGCCGGCCGGTACCACATCCTGGGTCAGCTCCTGGAGACGATCGCCGGCAACCCGGGCACCACGCCGAATGACGGCCGGATCTGGTACGACTCGACGGCCAACACCGTCAAGGTCCAGATCAACGGCGTCACCATCGACCTGCGCAACCGCGGCACCATGAACGGAACCCAGACCGCGAGCACCATCAGCGACTTCACGGC